AACTGCCAAACGTCCACGTGTGCCTCAAAGGCACTGCCATCCACCTCAAAGCACACGCACTCACCCATCAACTTGAATTTCTTGAGAATCAAGTTGGCGCGTTGCTCTCCATTCAACCCCTTCGCCACAACCCTGGTATTCGAACCCCCGAAGAGCCGCCGAGCGGTGAGATAACCCCACAACCAATGCTCAAACGGCTTGAGGAAGCTAGCTAAAGCCAAGTTGTACCTAGGACTCCTTGGGAAAATCATCCTAGGCTTGCCGTACTTGGCCAAACCAAACTTCTCAGCCTTCAGAAAAGCTCCTAACAAAGAGTCTGCCCCAGTAACCGGGCCATCAACTCTAAGAGACCTTTCTGCCTCGAGGTATCTACGGCGGAGTAACCCTGTATAAGATTCCGCCGTTTCCAGGTGAGTCCACTTATAACCGCCGTAACGCCTCGCAATGTTCCTCAGCTTACGAAACTGCTGGAGAACCGGCAATCGAGAACGAACGTCGGCCAGGGGGGTTGGACCCAGAGATCGCTTAAGTAGGGCAGCGACCTCGTTGTGGTTGCAGTTGGCGTGGACTGAGGGCACCCAACAGCCCTCCAATTGTGGAATCCACGCCGTGTACATCCTCCTCCGCCGCTTAGGGTCACAGCCAGGCTCAACTTGGTAGACTAACTGGGCGTTTTCCCGGAGTGGAAGATCCGGTATACCTTGACAAACGCCTAGTAAGCAAGCCTGGCTATCCTAAACGGTGGAGGTCCACCAATTAGCCGATGGGGGCCCAACGACCGAACTCTCCGCTTCGAGGAGTTTCTGAGCACTTGTCTCCACTCGACTAGGATGGTGGCAAAGTGCAACCGAGGCCGCTAAAGTGTCTGCGGTTTGTTCCTCGGTGAAACAACTCTTCTTGCACCACTCAACCGCGCGAACCTTTAGTGCCTGTACAAGGCTGGCTCCACGAACACGGAAGGTGCTGTAAGCAGAGAGTCTGGCAAGGAGGGCAGGGTACAACGGTACAACGGACCCGTTGATCTCCGCCAGGACGTAAGGGTGTTCCAAAACCTCGTCCGGGGCATCCTCCTTGTCAGAAGGTCGAAGGGTTTCCAGCATTCCCCCCCCAAGGAACTTCACTCGATCACCCCACGCAGCTACAAAGGAATGCAATGAGCTGGGGGCAAACTCGCGGGAGAGGTCTGGTGTCCACCGTCCCTTGAGCAGCTTGCCCAACTCTTTGCAGTCCTTGTCCGGGTTCATAGAAAGAACCCAGCGCGCGCGTGACCTAAGCCTGGCGCCAGCCGACGCCTCAGACACCTTCCTGATGCCTGGTCCGGATTGGGTACGCCCCAGTTCCCGCACCTGTTGCTGAAGCAGATGCTGGGCGGAGTTCTCCAACTGACTCCAATGTACAGTCTGACCGGATTTGCCAAAGACCCTTAAATCGGTTACGTCTTCGACAACAGACTGTGTCGCAGCTACGCCCTCATCCTTCCGGGGGAAGAAACCGGAACGGATGTGTAGTGGCTTCCAGCCCTGTTCCACCATCCCTATCTTAACCTTGCAACCGAAAGCATCGGTGTCGGTAGGGTGGTACAGTGGTCGCCGCGCTACAAACCCGCGGATGAATTCCGAACCTCGCCGTAGCTTGGAAAGGAATGTTGGGGCGCGTCTTGTCTGCTCGAGGGCCCAGCCCCTCCTGCAGTTACTAGGAGGGAGGCGAACCACCGGCAACGGTTTACCAACAAGTGAGTTTTGGTAATGTCGCCAATTTGGTGGCTGTCGCGACTGGGCCCGTTCGGGCTTTGGATTTATCACCCGGGCTGCGACACCGGGTAATCGGACTCTAACCGAACGAGAGTCGAGTGGTAGGCCCACAATGGAGTGCCCGACCTCGTGCAACAAACGGGTTGTTTCCGCAGACCCGCCTGCGCTAAAGGAAAATTCTTCCATTAGATTCATAATGGTGTAGGCCACCACCCCCTGTATACGCCAGACAACGTGTGCTTTAGCACAATCAGAGCAGAGTGTTGCGTGGGGCTCTTGCTCAAGGAACCCAATCAGGTCTATGCTCGACCTAGCCCATATTACCAGTACCCCCGTCATAGACAAAGTCTCAGGTAGGTGGGCTGTACTGACCCGCGTTGCGCCGGGCGGAAAAATCCTCATCGAGCGATTAGTTGTACATTCGTCAACAAGCCTACTTGACACCTTGGTTCTTACTGGCGCGCCTGGAAAAGGTGAACGCGTTTTCATTGCCCAATGGTGGCTTTCGTTGTGTTGTTGAGTACTAAGTACAACACACGCAAGTGCACA